CCGTATGGCTCACCGTTACCTTTGTACCCTTCCCAGAACTCATCGGGCAGAGTGGTGATGTCCTCACAGGCAACAGAGTTGTTACTCATGGCTCTCCAGTTTGGGATACCACCCAAGTCCCAGCGCTTAGCTCTCAGGTACTCCAAGTCATCGTGGTCACCGATAGCAATCTGAGCTGATCTGCGGACGTTTCCTGCCACTACAATCTTCCCGATGATGTTCATGATGTCGAGGCAATCAATAGGGCGCAGACGCTTCCCTGATCGCTCGTTGAGGATGCGGTTGATCTCCAGCATTCCCCACACCAAATCTTCTGGTCCAGAGGCTGTCCCTCCAAATCCTTTGATCGCAGATCCCTTACCACGAATGAGGTGAGTTGCGAAGGTGAAGTTGTTACCAGTCTCGAAGCTTGCTCTGAGTACACGATCCAGAAGCTCCACCCATCCCTCACGAGAATCAGGCACGATGAAGTCAGCGTCATTCTCATCCAGACGAGTGACCTTCACTTTACGCTTCACCTTGGGTAGCTGGTATACGTGCTCACGTTGGATGTTGAATCCTACGCCGGATCCAAGCATCAGCATCTCGAAGGCCCAAGTAAATGGACGAACCGGATTGTCCACTACAGTGAAGGCACAGTTCTGCAATGACGGTAGGCCAAGCCTATCAACAGTCTTGGTGCCAAGCTGCCACAGGAAGCGGCCAGCTACAGTACCCTTCAGGTTGAGCATCATCTCACGGATGCCGTCCTGTTCTTGCGTACTGAATCCACACTTGAGCTGCTTGTTGCAAGCTTCGATTACACGTTCTACAGTGTCTCCCCACTCTTCTGTCTTGCCGTTCTTCAACGGTCGAGAGTAGGTGCGTTTGAAGGTAGGGTAGCCCACCTCTCCCCAAGGGATAGTTTGTTTCTGAGTCATAAGTTTTGTGAAAAAAGGGACGACTAATTTACGGTATATCTTTGATATCTCGCAAGTCGCTAATTAACAATACATTACCGTCAGCCTTTTGTTTGAAGTCGTCATCGTTGTACCCAACGTCCTTCAAAGACTGACCTTTTTTAAGTGCAACAGACCTCTCCATGAAGTCCTCCTTGGGCATCCACCCGAGTATCCAAGCTCGTAGCTTTGGCTTCAGGTTTACCTGACAGAAGATATAGATGTCACACCTCTGGTGCTCGCTAGTAGCAGCGATGTGGCAGGTGTATTCGCCACGGGGTTTCACCGTTCTCTGCTTAGTCTTAACGTCTACAGAAAGCGGATCATTAGACAGGGGAAACAACCACATGTCGTGGTCCTTCGTAGAATGAAGTTGAACATCTCCGATGTAGTGCTCAACGATCAGCTCACCAATGAACCCAGCAAGATTGCCCTGACCTTTGCGAATGCTATTCTTGATAGCACCCATACGGTCAGCCATTACTTGTGCTTGTTCTAGGATTTCATCGGTGACTTTTACCTCAACCCAGTTCATCCTTCTCTTTGAACAGTTCTTTAACTAGGTCCAGCTCCAGCCTGATGTAATACTTCAGGTCGTGTATGAGGTGACCGAGATCTTCCATGCTGACATCCGGCTCCCCTTCAGGGTGGATCTCATCATAGAACTCTGTAACTGCTTGCCCCATGCGGTTGCATGCAGCGAACAGTCTCTCACTTAGATCGTTCATTCTTGATTATTTCTATTGCTTCGACAACTTGCTGCGTGTTCTTACAGATAAACAGCATTGGTAGTGGTTCGTCTAGCTCAACAAGGTGTTTCAAGAACAGCTTCCATCTCATAGGAAAGTCGTGGTGTGAAGGTGTGTACCCTTTGGTCTCAATGATCCAGCTCCCATCCTTGGCTACGAAGTCAGGTGTATACCTGATGGGTAGCACCATGCTGTTGCTTCGGTCGGTAAGAGTTTTCTTCTTGGCGGTCATCTTGTGGTACACGCCTTCAAACCTAAACTTGTCTACGAGAACATATTCCTTCTCTTCGTAGTTGAATGGGAGCTTAGATTCTCTAAGCAAGTCCGCACAACTCTTCTCTAATCCGCTCTTGTACTTTCCTAGCTGTCGCTTTTTAGCAGACTTTCGTCGGGTCGTTCCCGCCTTTCGTCTTTTCATGCATGGAAAGGTACGGTTTAATCAATGAAAAAGTTCTCCATTTCCATAGTAATTCTCATCTGCTCATCTGGAATGTGCTCGATTGGATCGTACAATTCCTTGAACGTGCTGGTCAAGCGGTAGCCTGTGCCTTGTGTATTGAAGCGGAATCGAACAGGATCATCCCACGGTGTAGGCTGACCTCCGGTCTCCGTCTCACGCACCTTGCGAACGTGGATCTCTGCGGTGCGCTTCATGTCATTGTCAGGAGCTTGGACCTTACGGTGGATAGTGATGAAGCAGTCTGCCCTGTTAACAAACTTACCACCGCCTTCAGTGTCCTCAGCGAATGGCGCTACTGGCAACCCGTCATCACCCTTGCGGCGCTGAGCCTCGGTCACTGCGTGGGCATTGAGCCACACTGCAACGTCATGCTTGTTGCTGAATGTCAAGAACTCTGACGCTGCTTCGTAGTGATACTGGTGCTCACTCACCTTGCCGGGGTCAACCTTGAGTGAGTTGTAAGGGTCAATGAATACAGCATCTGCATCCTGTTGACGTAGGATCTTCTCCAAGAAAACCATGATGTCTGTGTAGGTGTAGGTCTCACGGTTGCTGATGACAGTGAAGTGTTGCTGCACCCACTTGTATGCGAACTTACGCTCGGCGTATGACATCATACCGGCTTTCTTGTTGCAAGCAAACTCCATGAGCTTCATCTTGATGGAGGCAGTCTTGTTCTCTGATGAGTACACCACCCATCTCCAGTCGTGACGAATGGCTGCGTTGACCATCAGGTACAGGGCGACTGTAGTCTTGCCCACGTTGCTATGCCCGTTCATCACTAGGAACTCTTTCTTGTAGCGGAAGTACTGGTCGAAGTTCTCGTCACCAGTGTCCAGCCCTACCTCGATCTTGCCTTGTGCGTAGTCGTCGATCCAACGGAAGTCCTCATCATCTGATGAGACAAACGACATGTCACCGTCATTGATCAGGAGATCACGCTTTGCGTCCTGCTCTGCGTCGATGGTGTCACGCAGGGGGTCCAGCTTACCCCTCTCAATCCCTTCGATGATCGTTCTTCTGGCATGCTGCTCGTCATCAACGTCACGCTTGGTTATCTCACGGAATAGAACTCTGATAACTTCCTCTTCCTCCATGCGTCCGGCAGCAACAAATCCACCACACAGTCTCGCGGCTGCAAGAAGTGTTGCGTGCTTCTGCCCGTCCTCTGCCTGACGTATCATACGTGCAGCGAGGTTGAGCTTCATATAGTCTGTGTACTCACCAGTAACCTCGACTACTTGCTTCTCTGATTTCTCAGATGCAAAGGCACCGAAGGGTCGGCTCGATGGGTTGACAATGATCTCAGGGTCATAGCTCTCGAAGCATGCACGAGACTCATTGATGCCTGACTCATCAACCTCTAGGTTGTACTGCTTCTCGAAGTATGTGCGGAGCGCTCGGAAGTGATCACGGTGCCGCTCTGGGTTGGTGACTCTGACGAGTGCCTTGAGTCCGTCACCAGATGGTGAAGTCCAGCAAGCGTAGACGTGATCGTCAGCACCGACAAAGCCCTTGCTCTCGTTAACGTCCACATGATCGAAGTCCAAGACGATGAGTCCAGAGTGTTCGAACAATGCATCATCTGCTCTGCGAGTGAACTCACCGCTGAAGCATACGAGCGGGAGGCTGTTCTTGAGGGACTTGTCCCCCGAAGTTCTGTACTCTTCGATCTGATGTCTGCTCTTGCCATCACGTATACGGTTGAGCGCCGTGGTCACATCAACATGGTGTGGCTCGTCAGGCGCTTTAATGTCTTTGAAGAATGTTACTTGCATAGCTCTTCGATTTGTTTCTCATACCAAAGCGCTTTATGAAAGTCGTCGTGGGCATTCGAGTCGGGCTTTCTACCCGCTCTCATCCGGTACTTGAATGCATTCAGGCGACAGAAACTGATGTATGCTTCTTCTCCAAAGCAGTCTATCATCATCTGCCAGACTTCTTTATCTCCTTGCTTGTAGTGATCAGGGTTTATGTTATCGTAACTCATTTCAATGCTTGTTTACTTTGACGTGTTAGGGGTGTCTTCTCTAAGATCTTCTTGATCATGATCTGCTTCTTGCTCTTGTACTTCTTACCGTACAGTCTCTCCTCTAGCATACGCATCATCTTCTTGTCGTTGTTCATGATGCCTCCGGGTGTATCGTGGATACTGACCACCCATTCCTTTGCGCTGAAGGTGCTGCGGTTCTTCTTGTACGAGAGCTGCACGATCATGTAGTATATCATCGGTGACTCATCCATAATATAGGGGAAAAGAAACCCCGCCGAAGCGGGGTCTCATACCTAACATAAACCAAAATCAGAACGGAAGATCTCCGTCCGACTGCTCGTTCTGGCGAGCCATTGCAGCCGCTCGTCTCTCCTTCGCAGCTTCGCTGTTGAAGTTGTAGACAGAGCCACAGGCTTTGCCGTTCTTGCTCATGAACAACTTGATACGAGCGTTACCGCCCTGACCTTTGTCGTCACGGGGTGTGACGTAGTTGTCCATGATGTCTTTCAATTCGTGATCTTTCAGCTTGATAGTCCAGCTGATCAGTTCACCTTGTTCGTTGTAGACGGGATCATCAACCCATCCGATCAATTCCGAGTCGTACTTTTTGTCGCTCATCTTATTGGGGAATTTAAAAATTTACACTTCGAACTCCTCGAAGAAGATGGTTGGTTTCTCATCTTCATTCAGGAACTTATGGATGCGCTTGACCGCATCTTGAAACTTCATCTCACCAGTGAACAGGGTGTTCTCTGTACACTTGATGAGAGCAGGTAGGTAGGGGTAGGTCTTCTCTTGCGCCACCCAGTAGAAGTCCTTGATACCAAAGACAGTCGAGTAGATGTACGCTTGGATGTCATACCCAAAGTCACGGACACTATACCGAAACTTACTGACAGACTTTGTTGACTTGGAGTCAGTGATGTACCCATCACCAAGGCAGTCGAGGAATCCCTTGACCCGAACAGGTCCGACAGATGTCTGGATGTCTTCGTTGAACTCCACCTGATAATCACCCGTCATGTGGGATCGGATCAGGCCGCACTCGTGAAGGCGCTCGATCATTTCGTTCGCCATCTTCCAGTCATCTGTGCTACACAGGATCTTGTCTGAGGCTGAAGCTTGCTCAGCCATAAACGCCTTGCGATCCCTGAACTCATTGGTCATCTGAGGACGCTTTGAGTTGCGTGTCTTCTCGCTGCAAGCATCGAGGATCTTATCATTAGACATGACGATGTACATATCCATTGCTTTGTCACGCTCAAACAAGAGCATGTCATACAGTGTCCCGAAGTTCAGAGCATCTGACGTGTAGCGTAGCTCGCCCTTCATATATCGGTCGAACTGAGCCATGTCTGCCAGAGCCTGTTTGATAGAGGAGTACGACAAGTGAGCCTTATCGTACCTCTCGTGCAGCTGTGCTGACAGGATCATCGCACAAACTTTTGCAGCCCAGTCTTCTGCTTAGCAGTAAGAGCATCACCGTACTTCTCGACGATAGCATCGAATGCTTTCTGCTTGTTAGTCTGCGACTTGATGTACGCAACTGCCTTATCCATGATGTTCTCGCGGAGATCGTCAGCAGTCTCTTGGATCTGCTTGCCGATAGATTTCTTGGCTGCGGGCTTGGCATCCTGCTGAGCGATAGCCGTCTCAACTTCGTTGGCCGAAGCAATGCTGATGTCGATGCCGATACCGAGCATAGCCAGCGCACGACCCACTGCTGATGTCTCACAGTTCTCCACGAAGGAGGTCTTGTTGATCATGCCGTTAGCCTTGAGCTCGTGAGCGTGTCCCTGTGCTATGGGCATGCCTGCATCGTTGGTGATGGTGCATCGACAGAGCGCCTCATCTTCGGTGATCATAGGGAACTCTGTTTGGATAGACCAGTTCTTGTACTGATCCTCTTGACGGAAGAACTTGATACGCTCGTTTACTTCGACGTAGTCCTTGCCTTTGATCTTGGTGGTCTTGAACTTGTAGGTACTCATTAAATTGTGATTTGCTTTGTTACATGTGCCTGCATCAGACCATCTGTGAGGTACTTGTTATAGTGTTCTGCGAACTCAATCGCATCAGACTCGTAGGTGAAAACGCCAGCGACTTCTGCTGGTACTTGGTTGTGCTCTGTTCTACGGTCTAGGTGGACAACGTATACGTCATCCAATCTCAACGCCGTCCGCAGCCAACTCTTTAATCCTCGCATCATTTTCTTGTTTCTTCTTGAGGTATTCGTCAATCTGTACTTGCAAAGCATCTTGCTTCTCCTTCAGATAGGCGATTATATCATCGAGGTCACCCACCAGTGCTGACCCAACGATAGCCTTGCACTTTTCGTAGGCACTCTTGTATCCGCTCCACGTCCTGAGCTCATCAGCGTGGTGCCTACAGTGGTGGACAACAGTGGAGTGATCTCTGTTCACATAAACCCCTATCTCTTCGTATGTCATGCCATACTCTCGCATGACGTTGGATAGTGCGGTTCGGGCCTGAGCCTGATGTGTAACTCTGGAGTTATCTCGTCTGAATCCGAGCTCCTTGTAGTAGATTTTGATGGCATCTAGGATGTCCTGTCTTGCTTCTTTCATGTGCCGATGCAAATGTATTAAAGTGTTTACGTAATTCCAAATTTTAGAAGAGCAAATGTCCCCATCGGGTGGCAGCACAGACGGCTCCAATTATCCCAATGATCCCGGCTATGCTGTACACCACACCCCAGACCAGCCCACTCTCAAAGGACTGCTTCTGGATGCGTGATACAATGTGGACTTGATCTTCAGTAAAGTTCAGTGAGTCAATCATCTCTCTATTGGTTTGGGTTGTCGTTGTTGGGTGGTTAGCGTTCATTACTCTGCATTTCTAAATACTTTATACATTCAGAGAACCCAGCTATAAAAAAGGATTGTTCTTGTGCTGTCATTATTGTAAATGTTTCAGCAATATCTACTGCTATAATTCCAGCACCATCAACTGATGGTAACGAAACGCTAACACCACCTATATGTAATGCCTTATACTTTTCTAAAATTTCTTGTTCTTTACTCATCTCTCTATTGGTTTAATTGTGTCAAGGGCAGGATTCGAACCTGCATTAGATCATTTTTTTCGGATGCCTCCTACTTTGCGGACTCCAACCGCTAATCGTATGCCTACGTGCGTCTACCAATTCCGCCACCTTGACAAAAACTCTTTGCTCCACCTTCAGTCTTGTGGAATGTATAAGTTTAATATTTACACCTCTTCAAGGGATTATTTCTTAATACATCATCCAATAAACAACAACTACTCTGAAATGTAGTTTGTAACATTCTGGAGGGTAACAGCATCAGTTACCATGCACTTATGTCCCACTTACTTTTGTTACTGTTTATCTTCAAGCAAAGAGTTAGTACTCCCTATAGGATTCGAACCTATGACCTACGCATTAGAAGTGCGTTGCTCTATCCAGCTGAGCTAAGGGAGCAGAAGAAGGGCTTTGTTTCTCAAGGTCTCACATCGAAGAGAAGAACCTGTTGCAGGATCTCCCTGCACACCAT